GCGGGAATTCCAGCGTTCATAATTCCGTTTGAAAAAGTTGCTATCCCACCGTCTGGGTAAACAATTGTTATAGTGATAACGTCTAGTAAACTTCGTTTACCTTTTGATACTCGGTTAGCCTGCATTAAAATAGACAAAAGTTTGTCGTCGTCACTTCCTGCGATTATATTGAGATTAAACGGAATTATAACCCCTTTAGACCATGCCAGCATGTCGCCGTTCGGACCCATCCCAGCATCGCCTATTTGAACTTCAGGAATATCGAAAGGGTCCGCGTCGTCGGGAAATTGCGACAACGTAATACCTGTCGGGAATGTATTAGAAGCGATTAACGAAATTTGGCTTCCGAAAACTGATACGATATTTGTTGTAAGCATCACAAATCCTCTTAAATTAGGTTATCAACCCCTTCAACTTTACGAATGTCATCGTCTTTGGAGTAAACTAGAGTATAAACCGCTTTATACTCAGTGACTAAGCTTGGCCCCGTATACGATACAATTTCACAATTTAACCAATACCCGATTGATTGAACCTGCTGCCAGGCGTCGGGGTCTCCGGTGACTTCTGTGATAAAAGCTTTTTGGTTGGCAGTTAGATCTTTACCAACGCTAATAGTTCCGTTTAACAAAGCTGTACTTATTGAAGACTGGATAACCCCAGTAATCTGAATCCTACCTTGGTCATTAGCAGGAACTCTACCAACCGCAAGTAATAAATTGATTAACGACGCAGAAATAGACGCTTTTAGCCATTGCTCATTAGCGTAGGTGTTTATGTCTATGGGTGCTGTTGCTCCCCCCATCAAAAACCCACGCTGGTAAAAACTAATATTAGCTCCTGCCGATTGAGTTTGTCCGTAGTAGTTAACTCGAAGTGCGTCTAAGGTATCTGAAGTTTGGGTATCTGTCACTGAAGGAGTTAACCCGTCTTGCTGCTGGTACATCATGTTCTGGACAGCATTAACTTGATTATAGTCCGTGGCTGCTATAGCAGTCGCGGGTAATTGCTCTGGGTACTCGCCCACAACCTCGGATATAGTTAAGCAAGTCCCTTCCATTTCTACTAAAGCCGCTTGCCACGTTGCAGCATCATCAAGCGCAACTGGAACTTCATATTGAAATTTAACATTCTGAGTAGCGTTCCATTCCGCAGCTTCTACAACTTGTTCCAACGTTAAAACTGGGATAAACAAAAATGTCCCAAAGTTGTCTGAAGACTCGGTGGAAGACTCAAGCATATCAGTTATGGATTGCTCTAAAGAGCCGCTTGAAAAAATCGCAGAACTACTCCACCCCATCAGAGTTCGGATGTCAGTACCAGACCCGGTCGAGCTACTAGAAATAGTCGCTACAACCTCGTCTCCACCCACGAAATTAAAAGCTCCTCGGGTAGCATCATAAGTCACTGTTGCCCCAGTCCATTGCACGCCTGTTTTAGTTCGGATGGCCGCTTGAATAATTGCAGCAACTGCCGCTAAGCTTAGTGCTCCGGAAAAATCCATAGCAGTCATAGTATTTGTCACGCCGCCGATGATGAGCGTGAGAGTACCGTCTTCAATTGCGGTAAATGCCGATAGAGCTGAGGTGAGCTTAGAGCCAAAAATCATCGGCGCTACATCTGTGTCCACCCATCTAACAAACGATATTTTTTTAGCCCGAGTACCTGACTTGCTAACCCGTGAGAAATAAGGAACAGAACGTGAGTATTCTTCAGAAGACGTACCAAAATACGCACCGACAGCCGCAGCGCTGGTAAATTCTATCAAAGACCCTGTGGGTAACAGAGGGTTAGTCGTTATAATACGAAGTATCAGCTCTTGCTGAGGCACAATTTCTGCGCCGCCGACAGAAGACGTGATATCTATATATTTTGTAAATGCAATTGCCATTATTACACCTCGTAAATGTTGCCTTCTATCGACACCGCAGCGGGGTAAACCGCCGTAATTATCTGTTTGTGTGTTAACGTAAAATCAAAAGACGGTGAGGCCTCATTCCTATCGCGGTCATCCGCAAATTGAGGATTTCGCACATCTGTCACACGTAAAATCCCTACGTCACTACTTTTAAAAACTTTGACGGCGCTTGGGTTTTGCAAAGCTTGCGCGGCCATGTTTACTAAATCTGAGGCAGTCGGTCGGCTTGTATCATTGGGATCTTGAATAGACCACGCTTGAACTTGAAACGTCGTTTCGTAGTTCTGAATGTACCTATCTTCTGCTATACCCAGCAAACTGTTGTACTTAGAATCCGATTTAAAAAATCCGTATCTATGATCGGAGACTTTGAAAAAATAAATACCTAAATCCGGTACTGCACCTTGTTGCGTTGGTTGATAGGCTTGACTAATCACAATATCAGGGTAACCCCACGCCGTCATCCCCGCCCTAATTACAGGAATAAATAAACGGATTAAATCGTTATCAAGCATCCACCTGCACCATTAGAATACCTTGCCATCCATCCGCAGGATGCCAATCGGTATTAGATTCAATTTGAAAACGTTGATTGTTATACCCAAATTGATCACCAGAGCTCCCTCGAACAATCCCAACCGTATTAGCGCTTAGGTAAAGCGTAAAATACGACTTTGTAAGGTCTAGGCCGTAGGCTTCATATTTAGTCTTAGGCACGGGTTGCATACTACCGTAAACGGCCACTGGGTCTTCAAAACTTGAAATATATTGTCCTACATCGTTTAATTCACGGCTCAGAAACCTATAGTACTGCAGCGCCTGAGGGTTAACTACGTCAAGTGCGTCATTTAGTAAATCTGACCCTGGGGTATCGCTCATCTAGTCTCCAGCTTACTTGTCATTGCTCCAATCATAATGCCCGAATCGACTAGAGGTTTAGCCCCTGTTTCAGATAGGGAGCCTTTCTTTAAATTCCGTTTACGCTCTCTAGCCCTACGAGTGCTTTCTGCAATCGGGGGGGTTTTTATCTCTTTAATTGCTTCTCTAAAATTTTCGGCGCTCCTTGCGCCAATGCTTATTAACGCATCATCAACCGTGATTTCTCCAGCTATTACCTTTTTAGCTAAAGTTTGCATTAGGCTTTTCCACGAAGCCATTTTTTTAGTAATAGTCGGCCTCATGAAAGGCCGTGCCGGAATGTTTTTTTCTGGGTAACCAAATTCTTGCACCGCGGCCACCGTAGCTACTTGCGTACCGTTATCGTACTTAGCGTCTTTGTGGAAACCAACCGATACGAATTTTCGATTACCCGCGGCATCCGATAACGCTTTTTCAAGCTTAACCCCAAATTCTGTTTGCTGGTGAATTACTTTCACTAAAATAATCCGCCCCATTTACGAATTGCAGTTCCTTCGGGCAGTCCGCCGTATACAAATCCACCAGAAGACGCCGATTGCAATAGCGCTAATAACTCCGCGCCATATGGTGTTGTCGTTAACCACCATTGCCATTCGTTTTTAAGCGGGGGCGGCGTTAAAGTCACAGTAACTTTATCTACCGTTGCTCCCGTTTTTAACTGAGGTTGAACGGGTTGCCCCGTCCCCGGGTTAATTTTGCTCAGCATCAACAAATGCGCTGTCATTAGCGTAATTGCCCGATACCTACATTTACCGTTTAATAATCCGTAGTCTTCATCCGATATGTAACAAGTAGCAAAATCGTAATACGCCTCTAATACGTCGTCTGGATACGCAGTTTCGTCAGCAAATGCCTCGTACCACCTCCGAAACTGCGGAATGTCAAAAACGTAATCAACCACCGACTTACTCCTCGGAGGGTTTACCTACCGTAATTTTAGTCGTAGGGAATTCATCCTTTAAATCCTTCCCAGTTTTCGGTCGGCTTGGGTCTTTAGCGTTCATGTTTTTTGCTACGTTATCGGGGTTTCGCTTTTGGTTATCTACAGTTAAAAACCCATTTTCAGTGTGAATTTTAAAAACTTCGTTTTGCTGTAGAATTTCCAACTGCTCGTCGGTTACTAACGTCCTCACGCCCATCGGGGTTATAAGCTCCCCTTTTTTCTGCACTACATGAGCCCCGCCTTTAATTAAAACTTCAGCAACAGGAACCGGCATTCCTCCCTCGTTTTTTTCGTATAAAACGTAAAGGTTATCGTTTGCTAATGTTGAGTAAACAAATGGCATATTAGATCCCCGTGATACGAGTTAAAGCCCATGGGCGTTTACAAATGAAACCCGCGGTAGCATTTGAGTACCCCTCCAGATAGCCTTTAACTAGCTGCTGAACACCCAAAGTGCGGAAAACGGTTTGTACCCATTGATCAACCACCATGCCCCCGTCTGTAGATTTATCAGGAGCCGGAACGTTATCAGCATACAGATACCCTACGTTAGCACCGCCGTTAGCTGCGTTTAACTCAGGAGCAGATTCAATACGCATCATTGGGTAGTTTTCTTTTATCCATTGACGTACTGTCTGGTTACCATAAACCGCAGGGGTAGACAAGTATTGATAGGAAGCCGGGGCTATAGCCAAAGTACAAGGAACCTTGGCAGGATCAATTAAATCTCCAGAAGTCGTAGACTGAATTCTAGAAGCCATCGCTTGAATATCAGCTGTGATTTCGAGAAATGTTTTACGAGACCAGGTAGTTTGCCCGCTAGCACCAGTTGCCGCTGTAACATACGCAGGTAAACCCGGGTCATTCAAAAACCCGTAAGTTCGGCCTAGGCCGCTGTTGAAACCGTAAAACGCTACATAGTTACGTTGAATATTCAACGCGTTTGTAGCAGCCTCTCGCTTCATGCTACCCGTGTCGACTTGGACTTCAGCAGCGCGGGCCTGCTCTAACAGACCTACTCTCATGCCTTCTTCAAACCGAACAATAGTTCGACGCTCGAAGTTTAAGTTCCAGTCGCTGTAAGTTAAATTTGCTTGATCCTGGTAAGGGACTGCAGTACCCGTAGTTTCTAATACAGGCTGAACGATTTCCTCTTGATGCCAATCGCCAACGATGGACATACCCATTAAAATGTCGGCTTTCTGCGCCCAAGTTGCGATTTTAACTTGGCCTGGCACCCAATTTTGTAAAAACTGAATAGGAACTGGGATACTTGCAGTAGTAACCAAAGGCTGCAACGCGTCCATCGCGCTAGATAAGCCGTTTGCCATACCATAAGCCGTTTTACGCACGTCTAACGCCACGCCGATTCTGTGTAAGTCCCTAACGTCTGCAGGAGTTAAACCTTTCAGCGCTACAGGACGAATATTTCGCCCATGGCGATGGGAATATAAAGTGGATGCTCTATCACTCATTTTTAAACTCTCCTAATTAGGGGGTGGGCTCAGGTGGAACGGGGACGTCGGTGACTTTAATCACAGCCAGCCCGGCTCCCGATACCGTCCATCGATCTACGACCGCATGGGCAAATAAAGTACCTGCTGGGTATGTGGCGCCGGGGGCTATCGTAGACAGCGCACCTGTAGTCGTATCATAAAGAACTAAGTCACCAATTGCAGCAGCAGCCGGGAGGGATACCACAATAGATCCCATATTCAACAGCTCTGCCACTGTGTTATTGGGGATTGTTTCTGTTGGGGCTAAAGTACCGCCTGCGGATGTCCCTGAAGTTGTCTGTTCTTTTGGGTTAATTAAAAACCCAGCAAAAACCCCGGTACCGCCTGCGCGCGCGTGCTGTTCACTAGTAACGGTAAACGCTCGACCCATGACGTTATTCGCGGCGTCAGGAGAATTAATAATAAAAGGCTCTGAACGAATAGGGCCATCATCGTATACATCGCCGATTACGCCAAAACCTTGAAGCTGATTAACAGTTGTTTGAAAACCCATTAGCTATCTCCCTCTAAAAATGCGTCAATTTGAGATTTTCCAAGAGACGCTGCGGAATCCGCTCCGGAAACCTGGACGGTGCTTTCTTTTTTTCCTGCAAGGTACCCTGCAAGTTGCGCACGCTCATGACCCGCTAGGGGCTTCAAACCTATTTTGTTTAAGCCGTAGTTTACAACGTCTTTTAGCGACATGCTTGCGTCATCAAAAGTACCCACATAAGCAGAAAGCTCTTTAACAAGAGAATTTTTTTCGTTAAGTTCTTTGTACGCTTTGTCAGTAGCGGTTGCATATGCCCGCTCAACTTCTTTACGAATTTTTGCGTCCATGGCTTCTTTATCCTCTTTTGTAGCGTATTCGTCTTCCGCGACAATTTCGGCTTCCTCGTCCATCATAGCGGTGGCAGGAATTTCGGCAACGGTTTCTTCGTCAGAAGCTTTAGGTATAATCCCCTGCACCAACGTAGTTAACGACTGCAAATGCGAAAGAAGGTCTGCCAAGGTCGGCTCGGCGGTCACGGCTTCTTTAATTTCTTCTGTCATATTTAACCCTTTAGAGTCAAGTGTGAATTTAAAACGATCTAGCACAGCAACGTCGGGTCCTGCCCGTCCTTCCTCAACTAACGCTAAATGATTTCCCCGAATGTCGGTTTGAATCACGTCGTAAGGCTCGCCGTTGTACGTCCCGGAAATGATATGATATCTGCAACGGTAACCAATTGATAGTTCTTTTTTACCATTTTCTATTTCTTCTGCCAAGGCCTCTGAAAAAACCTTAATGTTGGCTTTTAGATATGGAAACTCAAAATAAACATCCTCGCCTATAACGCCGTGAACTCCTTTCTGCTCTGCCGGGGTTAACCCGTCTTCTTCTTTACCAAGTAGCGCATGTTCGTCAGTCCAAGGAACAAGTCGAAACGATTTTAGTGTTTCCTCGCTTGACAGCTCTTCTTCCGGTCGGTATACGCGGTAGATTTTATTTGGGTCTAACTTTTCGCTAATCTGCGCACCCGAGTATTCAAAAATACCAACCTTAGATAGCGGATTTCCTTTAATTTCCGTCCACCCATTTATGTCAATTTCACGGTTTGTTGTTTGCATTATCGTCTTCCTCGAAATCAAATACTGGGCCCATAGTACAACGGCAATTGTACGCTTGCCCCGGAATCCCTTGTTCAGGGCCTTCATAGCCCCTATCCACGTTTTCTTGATTAATTACGGGCAAGTCGTCAAACGAAAAAACCTCGCCGCTCATTGCTATGTGTGATTGCCGGGGGTGTTGGCCGCCTCCGCTGTGTAGCCAACGAAATTTTTTAACGCCAACGCTTTTCAACGTCACTGCGTTTACCGCGTTGTAAGATTTCCGCACTTGATCGTCTGCAATGTTTTTTGCTCGACGTTCAGTTATGGCCCCAGATTCATACAGCGTGTCTTTTATTGTAGAGATGTCGCCACCTGAGGAAATAGCGTCAACCAACGTTTTATTAACACGCTGCATGTATTCCACGGGGATAGATTTTATCAGATCGATATTGGTTTGTATTGCCTGAGCACCTACGTCAGCCACGCGCTCCGGAACAATTCCTGAAGTCAACGTGACTTCTGCGCCCATTTGTTTAAGTGTTCGGTTAACTGCGGTTGCACTTGCGGATATTTGTTGTCCTACCATTTTACTAGCGACCCCAAGCGCGGCTTCTGTAAACCCGGCGTTAAAACGGTCTGCAAGTAATTGAGATACAGTTAGAATGTCGCTTGACGTTTTAGAGTCCGAAGCAAACGCCTGTCGGTCTTTAAAAAACTTTTTGGACTCCTCGGTGCTAAGCAGCGGAAATAGCTCTTTTTCAAGCGTTGCGCGCATCTGGTATACCATTGCTTTCAAAGTGCGCTTGTAGTCGCCTAACGTTCGGGCATTGTAATTTAGCTGTTTCCCCTGGACCTGCCTGGGTCTAAAACGGCGAGTTGGAGGAATTTTCTTCATCAACTAAATCCGGCGTTTTCTCGTTTTGAGGCCCCAAATTCATTTCAGGGATATTTTCTGGGTCCGTTGACAGACCGTTATACCCGCTGTCTTTATCTGCAGCAATTCTTTCTCGTACATCGACACCGTCAATTGCGCCTGTTGAAACTAAAACCGCGTCGGTGTCTGCTTTGAGTTTATTGACTTCTGCAGCCTCTTTCGCAGTCATCGCGTCCAACTCTAGCCATTTCGGTTCTACCTTAAATGGAGTGACGCCGTATTTAGGAGCAATCTCCGATCGTACCAGCAACTCGTGGTGGCGCAAAACTAACGGGGTACACGCGTGCTCTTGAATGCTTTCTAATTCTTCATGATAGTTAGACTCTTCGTATTCCCCAGTTGCGTTAAATCCTTTCGGGGACGTTCCCATCAACTTAACCACTGGGACATTACACGCCGCTGCAACAATTTGATACTGCGTTGCGATAATTGCGTCTAAGTCTGCAAGCGCGGTGTCTATTTGCGTTAGCTCATCGTCTAACCCAATAACGTAAACTTGCTGATTATTACGATAATTCACAAGGGTTTGAAGCTGGTTGTCGAATTGACGCTGATTTTGAAGCGCTTTTGCCGTATCAACCTTCAAAATTGCGGTGCGCTTCGTCATCGCTAAAAGCGGCGCTTCGTTAGCCGTACGCTCTGCGCAATACACGCGCTCATATATTTTTTGAACCGTTGAGATACCGCCGTAAAAATAAGTCGGTTTTAAAATATCCGGGACTTCCCCGTTTCTAAATATAACTAAATGGGTACGGTGGACGGGCTTACCCTCAATCATCCACCAGGTCGGTTCGTAGAAATCGATTGCCCCGGGTTTTGACGCTGCAGAAACGTCTAGCAGCGGCGTTACCCAGTACGGATCAATTTGTGAAATTCCTCGATAAGAACCGGGTCGCACGCCATCCGGGTTGTAAGGCTTTTCATAATAGTCGGGGTCAGGGCTATCCACAATAAATTTAGCAATACGAATACCAAAAATACGACCCATATTCACAAATTCAATTAAATTTTTGTGCAACTTGAACTTCCGGTCGCCTTCAGCAATATCAGCAATCATTTCGGGGGTAATTTCGGTCCCGTCGTTGCTTGTTATTTCAAAACCGTTTCTAACTGCGTCCTCAGCTGGGACCAGGCAAGCTTTGTTTATCAGCCAATTCTGCGACAAAATTGCGCACATTTGATAACCAATAAAACTTTGAGCCGCGTACCAATTCATGAGAGGAATAGAAACTGAATTGAAATACCCGCCGTTTTTAATAGACGTAGAATAGCTTGCGCTATCCATCGCCATTGTTTGTCCATTTGCCGTTCTGGGTTGGGGCGGAGGTTCTCGCAGGTTGACAGTTAGCAAATTAGTCAACGCCATTTCAGGGTTGGTAATTTCCGATGCGCCGTAGTTATCAGCCCCCCAAACGCTGTTACGTTGAGGTTCTTCTTTTTTGTGTTTGCTAGCAATAGCTGCCAAAGTACTTTTAAACAAAAATGCTTCTCCTCACTGCTTCAGGCGCAAATGCTATTACTGCAGCGTCTGCTAAATTTGGCGACCTACCGCCATCTGGGGTTTTTTCAATCATCAATTTGCCGTTTTTACTGAGAGTGTACACCGCTTGCGACAATTCGTTAACTAATTTTTGGTAGTTATCTATTGTTGATGAGATAGATATGATCTCGTCGGGGTGAAACGGCATACCTTTACGCACTGCGCGAAACGTCTTCAAAAACCGTTTTCGCAACGCCCACCACGATTGAGCTTTAAAATTCTCAAAATAGTCTTCGTTAGTTCGACCTTTAACGCTGTCGTTTAAGTCACGTTCAAAGACCTCCTCTGTTGGGTTAACTACCGCTGCGCTGCCCCTGTGGGCGGTAAACGAAATCTCTTTAATCGAACGGACCTTACGCCGCTGGTTTTCTACACGCGCGTCAC